CAGAGTGGTATCAATACTCTTTAGGCATAATTATATCCGCAACCTTTGCTACACGCTCTGCTGCTAAATTCATCAATATGCGGAAGAAAAAGCCCTAATTGCCTTGTGACATTTGCGGTCATGTTTTGGAAGATGGTCAGGATATATGTACCTACTGTCTATACGCCTCAGACATGAATCTAGAGTGGATAAATTTTATTCGTAAGAAAAAAGAGGAAGAAGATGAAAGAGAACTTTGATAAATGTCTTGAGATGCTCCTACATCACGAAGGAGGCTATGTTTGGCACGAAGAAGACCCTGGAGGAGAAACAAATTTAGGAGTCACAAAGAAAGTATATCAAGACTGGGGTGGCACAAAAGAGATGATAGACCTCACTGTTGAGGATGTTGCGCCCATATATAAAAAGAACTACTGGGATAGATGTAAGTGTGATCAATTAGGTTCTGGTTTAGATTGGGCTGTATTTGATTGGGCGGTAAACTCAGGCACAAGACGAGTATCAAAGGCTCTTCAGAAAGCCTGTGGCGCAGAAAGAGATGGGGTGATAGGAAACAAGACCCTAGCTTTAGCAAACGGACAAGATGTTAAATATATGATTGAAGAGATAGGTGTTATTCGACAGAGTTTCTACGAGTCCTTACGTACCTTCAAGACGTTTGGTCGTGGGTGGACTCGTAGAAATAAAGAGACTACAGAACAAGCTCTAAGTATGGCTAGTTGACTTAGGTGTAATTAACCCTTGCTTTGCGCTTATGCGTTGCAGCATCTTTCTATCAATAAGTTTATTAACGACTCTACCAACTTGCATTACCGATAGTCCTGTGGCTTCTGCTACAAGTTTATAGTAGGGTGAGAAGCCATGCTCTTCTAGGTACTCGCTAATAAACAAGTACACTTTCTTTTGAGACTCATTAGCAAACTGTACCATCACAACATCTCCTTTATCGTTAAAGATTTGGCTCGTTCATAACGCTCCGGCTTGGCTTTTGTCATTGTTGGACGTTGTGCTTTATAGTGCCTGGTTATCCATTTAACCTTGTGCGATGTCTCCCCAAGATTGTTGTATAACTCCCCTTCCTCACTATTACCCAACTCCTTCATAACAATAGCCTCTAACTCTTTTATGCGTTCCTGAGAGGTCTTAATCATGCTTTTAAGCTGATGTATCTCAAGTATCTCATCGCCAACATTAGCGAGATCAACTACAGGCGCATCACTATCATGGCTATTGAATATCATCGCAAGATCATTAGGGTCTTTAGATGGATACATATAGTCTGCTTCATCTCCCCCATCTTGAATAGCCTCAACTCTCTGGTAAAAGTCTTTGCATTTCTCTATGATAGCTTTCTGCATTTTTGCGTCTTCTCTATAGAAATAATGGCAACATCTATTGCCTCTATAAAGAATACTTACTACTCCCCATTTACGCTTTGTAGCCATTAAGCCAGCCTGTAACTGCCATACTCCCAAATAAGGGGGCGGTACATCACGAAAATAAGTCTCAGTGCTTTTACACTCAATATTTCCATCTCCTTCAATATCGAAGTCCAAGCTCAACCCTTGAGGCGCAAAGGTCGTTCTATCGTCTATAGTGATAGTCTTTTTGCTAGGTATATGAAGAATACCATCAAGAGACACAGAAAAGAGTTTCTTTCCATCGTAATTGAAGTGATATGGCACTATTACTTTGGAAGTGACATTTTGTTTTTCTAATGCAAGAACATCACTTAAATCCTCTATAATATTTTTCTCATGTTTATCACCCCATTTCATTGCCTCAGTACGCTTAACTTCTTGTACCTTAAAAGGTGCAACCTTCCTTGCGCCTAAGATATTGGTCAGTACTGTGTTTGGAGTCATGAATGGGTTATCATCCATCAATGCTGGAATGAGTGACCCTGATAAAAATCTATTATCTGTTATCTTTCCTACCATGATGACGAACTCGCATGGATTACAGGAAGATACGCTAAAATAATAAGACCCACTATAATAAATACTAACTTACATAAATCTATTAACATATTTTTCTCCTTTTTACGTTAATGTTACATCTATTAACGTATAATATACATCTATAATCCTTTTTCAACATGAATATATATATATTATATAAAAATTATATAAGGTGTAGGCATGAGCGAAAGTGAACAACAAATCTTATTATTGAGTCCGGAGACTAGAAGGATGCTCAAGGAGGAGGCGCAAGCGGATACCTATAAGTCTATGTCGCAAGTGGCAGATGAAGTTCTCAGAGAAGGATTGAACGCACGATTAAAGGAAAGGCGTGAGCTAAAGATAAGAGAAGAGAACCTTGCTGAAGCCGTAAAAAATGCGAGGCAAATATAATGGTTACTAATAAAAGACGAGGCTACGAGGTTGAGCGAGAAGTAGTCAAGCTATGGCAAGGACTAGGAGTGCCATGCAAGAGAATATTAGGAAGCGGTGCATTTAAGCACTGGGGAAAGAATTTAGCTGGCGATGTCGAGCTAAATGGGCTTCTGGTCGAAGTTAAAAGGCGTAGGAACGGAACTGGTTTTGCGTCTTTATACAAGTGGCTAGAGCAAGATGGCGCAAAGATGTTGATCTGTAGGGCTGATAACAAGAAACGTCTTTATGTCATACCGGAAGAAGTCATGATTCAGTTCGCAAAAGATATGGGCTGGATGCTGGGCTTCAAAGCAACAGAAACAGAAATAGAAGGAGATAACAATGAATGAAGTCATTGATTTAGGATTAATGTCTGAGGGTAGCAGCGAGTATATACGCTTCAAGCCAAGTGTTAATGCGTGGATAGCTGATGGCGAGGAGGTACAGCTAGGGGATGTATTATTAGACCCAAGCACTTTGAAAACAGGATGGGGCAAGATAGCTGAAGGACAAGCTCCTGAGTGGTTATGGGATGTTAGTTTGGGTAAAAGACCGCCCCAACCTTCCCCAGAGCATAGGCGTGGGTTCTCAGTTATGCTCAAGATAAAGGATAAAGGGTGGCGCGAATGGTCTGCTAATGGAGTTGGCGTGATGAAAGGCTTTCAAGAGTTATGGGGAGTCGTTGGTCTTCAAGTAAAGGACAATGCTGATAAAGCTGTACTCCTTAAATATACAGGCGCAAGAATGGAAAAGATAGGGCAAGGTACTACTCGTATTCCAGAGTTTGAGGTCAAGTCATGGCATACTATGACAGAAAAGCCACCAGTAAAAGAGGAAGCCGTTGTGGTTCAGGATGCAAACCCTGATCTACCTGATGACGAGATTCCTTTCTAGAGAATACCTGTCAACTTGGGGGCGTAACTGCCCCCTCTTTTTTTATGTATACGCATTTAGATTTATTTAGTGGAATTGGGGGTTTTGCTCTTGGGCTACAGAGGACAGGGAAATTTAAGACGATTGCCTTTTGTGAGTATGACGAGTTCTGCCACAGGGTACTTAGAAAGAACTTTGGGAATGTTCCCATTATAAAGGACATAAAGAGCTTTGACACAGAAAGATTTATTCACGAGCATGGAAGACCCTTCATCATCACAGGGGGCTTCCCCTGTCAGCCCTTCTCGCAAGCCGGACTCAGACAAGGAACTGAGGATGAAAAGGGTCGTGATCTCTGGTCAGAAATGCACAGAGTTATTTCCTCTCTTAAACCTCAGTGGGTCATTGGCGAAAATGTGTCAGGGTTTGCTACACTTCCAATGGTATTCGAGAGAACGGCTACTGACTTGGAAGCATCAGGCTATCAGACAGTCTGTTTCAATATTCCAGCTTGCGCCACGAACCTTAAACACGAACGACAACGACTCTGGATTGTTGCACACGCCAACGGCAACAGCCAATCAAATGACCCCAACAATGATAGCAAAGGGAAGTGGCTACACGATGTACCCCACTCCAATAGCTTCGGATGGCATGAGGTCTGGAATGAAGACCGAGACACATCAGAGAGTGGCAATAAAAAGAGAGAGACCAGGCAACATCAACGAATTTGTGGCGATGTTTCCAACACCAACAGCATCGGAACACAAAGCTGGGAGACCAGAGGGCAAGATGCAAAGGATGTTGGGCAATCACCCAGAAGTGAGGAACAAAGGAGAAGGAGCTTTGAACCCAGACTGGGTGGAAAGTTATCTGATGGATTATCCGATAGGATGGACGAGAGTGAGTTCGGAGTTCCAAGAGTCACAACCGAAAAGCAAGACAGAGCAGCACGACTCAAAGCAATTGGAAATGCCGTCATCCCCACAATCCCAGAAATCATCGCAAGAGCAATCATAGAGGCAGAGGGTGATTGAGATAATAACATACACGATGTATCTGATTACGATAACGGACATAGAGACCGCTAATGTCGAAGTGCATAGGCTTGTGTTTGATAATCATGCGGAGTGTGTGCGTCTTGCAGAGGCTGTCAATCAGGTACGAGACCCAATATCAACTAAAAAAAATTGTAGAAGTGTCATTTCCTATTATGAGGATTTGCCATGATTCAAAACCACATAAAAGAAATAGCATTGGATTTATTGGGAGAGCCTAATAAAAAACTATCGACAGATAAGGAGTTGCGCTTTGGTACGTATGGCTCAATGTCTGTGGATTTGGAGAAAGGTACGTTCTTTAGCCATGAGGACAACGAAGGTGGGGGAACAATTGACTTGGTAAAGAGATATGTTAGTGACCATGTGGACTATCTCAAGAAATATGAAGAGCCAAAGAATAGAGATAATATAAAAGATATTTATCCCTATACCGACAAGGATGGAAAGACGCTGTATGAGGTAGTACGTTTTGAGCCTAAGACCTTTAGACCGCGTAGGATGAATGGCACTGGCTATGTTTGGAATCTGCAAGGGGTTGTGCAAGTACCCTATCGGCTAAAGGATATATATGATAGGCGTGATGAGGTCATATATATTGTTGAGGGGGAAAAAGACGCAAATACACTAGCGAAGATGGGGTATGTGGCTACAACAAATTGTTTTGGGGCTAGTAATTGGAAACCGGAGATTAATAGTCACTTCTCAGGGCGTGATTGTGTGATTGTGCCGGATAATGATGATGAGGGGCGCAAACACGCAGAAAAGGTTGTAGAGCAGCTAAAGAGTGTGTGCAGTAGCCTAAAGGTGGTGCATCTGCCTGTGGCTAATCAAAAGGAAGATATAACGGATTACTTTGGGTGGCTAGGGTCAAAGGATGAGTTTGATAAGCTCGTAAAGGATGCCCCTTCAATTAAGTGTAAGCCAGAGAGTTCGGTGCCGTTTCAATCATGGACTGTCGTAGACGCAATGACTATTCCTCCTCGTAGGTTTCTCTATGACAATCACTACATACGAAATTTCGCTAGTATTACCATCGCTACAGGCGGTGTAGGGAAATCTACCTTGTGTCTTACGGAAATGATAGCGATGGCTACTGGGCGTAATCTATTGGGTATAGAGCCACCGCAAAGGCTAAAGGTTCTGTATTTCAATGGAGAAGACCCAATGGAAGAGATACAAAGGCGTTGTGTGGCAACGTGTGAGCATTTCGATGTACCGCAAGAGGAGTTGGTCGATCATCTCTATATAGCCAGTGGTAGGGATTATGACCTTCTGTTGAGTGAAGGATTTGAAGGAGAGATAAACGAGGGAAGTTTTAAGCTACTAGAGGACTTCTGTAAGGATAAGGGCATTGACGTATTCTGTGCAGACCCATTGGCGAATATGACAACTTCTGGAGAGACCAATGAAGTGTTTAGGACATTGGCGAAGAGGCTATCGGATTTGGCTGATAGCTGTGGGATATCTATTGAGTTGGTGCATCATACTCGTAAGGGGAATGGTTTAGACACAAATGTTGAAAGTGCGAGGGGTGGGTCTTCTCTAATAGCAGCAGTCAGAAGTGCCAGGGTGTTGTCTCCTATGACAAAAGAAGAAGCGGATAAGGCGGGTCTTGAGAGCCATGTCAATCACTTCAGGGTTGAGGTGGGAAAGAGCAATCTGGCGAGACCTATGGATAAAGCACTGTGGTTTGAGAAAAAGTCTCATGCATTGGATAATGGGGATAGCTGTGCGGTTCTGGAGAAGTGGGAATTTCCTGATGCGTTCTCTGGGATGTCTGTGGAGTTGGGGCGCAAAATACAAAGACGGATTGAGAGTGAGAGACCAAAGTTTAGTCCGAGGGCTGAGAATTGGGCTGGAAAGATCATTATCGAGGTGTTGGAGTTGGATATCAAAGATAGCGATAAGCTGGCGAGGAGTAAGGCGAGTACGATACTCAAGGAGTGGGTACGGACTGGGGTTGTGGAGGTGTATGAAGACCATGATGGAAGACAGGGAAGGATGACAAAATTCTACTGTCAGGGGAATAAAATTTTAGAGGAGTAGAGCATGACGAAGGACGATTATGAGAAGATATTTGCACTCAAACCTATCACTAAAGATGAGAGGATGCAGCAGTTGCGAGTGCTAAAACCGGAGACAAAAGAGAGGCTAAAACAGATGAAAAAGAAGGGGTTGTTTCCTCATCAATCCTCATCAAAACGTAGGAAATCCTCAACATTAAAAGTACCTCAAATCAATCCTCCTCGATAATATCCCCCTTTAGGGGGATATAACGAGGATGAGGAGGTACAGAGGGGGTTTGAGTTCCTCCTCGATAAATTGAAGGAGAAAGAGAATGAATGTAGATTATGGGTCTTTGATATCAGAGGTTGGAAAGTTGATATCGGAGAGAGGAAAGAATTACGGTGAGCCTTTAGCGAATATGCAAGATACGGCTGATCTGTTCAATGTGTATCTCAAAGGCAAGGACAAGGTTGAGGCTGTTGATGTTCCGGTGCTGATGATATTGGTGAAAGTAGCGCGACTAATGAAAACGCCTTATCACCTGGACAGCCATTCTGACATTATCGGATATGGGGGCATAGCCAAAGGTATTGCGATCAAGGAGAGAAAAGGTGGAAAAGCCAAATAGTTTCGTGCTGCAACATTCTTGGTATGAGCAGAGGCGTGTCAGGAAGGGTGACAGCAAAGTGTACGTCAACCAGGATAGTACGCCCTATCACAGAGCGTATCATCGTGACAAGCTCACTGTGGCACAGTTTGAAGCGTGTAAGGTATTTGAGAAAAGATATTTGGCATATTGGCAAAGAAGTAGCCAGAGGAATATCTTGGATACAACAGTCAGAGGTTCAGGTATGGATGCCGAGTCTCAGCAAGAGGCAAGTCTCAGGGCGAAGGAGAAGCTTGAAGAGGTGCTGGAGTGTATGACAAAGGGGCAATGTGAGGTTGTTTTTAGCGTGGCTGTAGAGCATGAGGCTATCGGAGAATGTGATTTGAAGAGGAAAAGATACAGATTTTTAGTGGAAGGTCTTGATGAAATAGCCAATAAATTAAGGCTTTCGTGATTAGTAACGCATAACTAACATCTATAATCGTTTACAAATGTGAGTTGTTGTGAGTTAAATGGATATAATCAGCCTGAAGTGGCTGTAAGTATAAATTTCAATAAATTATTCAAAATAAACAATCTTTTAAGTTTTTAACTATGTTTGACGCAGTAGAAAAACCAAAGAATAAAGGTGGTAGACCGGCTGGAAGTGGTGGTGGACAGCAACTCGTAGAGAAAATTCGTGGCGAATTGACCTCTGCTTTCAAGATTTTAGAGAGAAGAAAGAAGCCTTTACATAAATTATTAGCCGATCAACTGGAGGTCGATGCGTCTAAGACATTGAATTTAATGGGTAAATTCTTGCCACCACAACTTAACATGGATAGCTTTGGCTCTGAGTTCAAGCTAGCTCTTGAGGACGTAGCTGGTAGGATTGCAGAGCAGAACGCCTTAATTAAAGAGCAAAATG